TAGGAGTGCCAGTCTCCGAGCCATGCGGAGACTTGCACGACCTGCTGAGGGTCTTCAGTCAAATCAAAGATTATTGCCACGGGTAGCCCTTTCCGCCTTGATAGACACAAGCAGCAGATCAAGGTCACTTGAAGAAAGATAATGCAGTGCATCCTTAATCTGATTCAAAAGCATCACCTCACCAAAGGGAATCTTTATCTCAGGGATGCGCAAAAACTTCTTTGCCAACTTGCTTAGTATGCTCATCAGATGTCCCTTACATAGATTCGCAGTGGACCGAATACCTGCGTGTCAGAAGCCCCGGTGGTGCGTGTAATCGTTGCAGTGTAAGTGCCTGGAGTGTCCGTTACCGTGGTGTCAATCGTAAAGGTTGCACGTCCATCAGCTGCATATGTTGCCGTACAGGAGTAAGTGTCAACCAGAGTAGCACCGCTGTTGTAGACCTTAGCCGTAACCGTTGCAGAGGTAATATCGATTCCTGCTCCGTTGTTGTCTACACACTGGATATCGATTCCGTGCTGTGCGCCCTTCTGGATGTCCAGTGGATCAGAAGCCCCAAGCCCATCAGCCCTAACTTCAAACGGGCCCATGCGAACAAGAGCGGCTGATGTTACAGGAGTCACCAGTTCAGCGTTGACATACTCGCCAAATGAACCTGCCGTGTCGTGGTTTGCGCGTAGCTCTTCCCAGACGTTTGACGGGATGTCCTGTACTTCTCCGTCGATGCCGTTGACGACGCTAGATGTTTCGGTAACAATACCACCGAAAGTTGAAGCACCAGAGTATCCGGCAACAGATGCACCCCAGACAGCAGATGCCGTCTGCGCTTCCGTCAAGCCACCACTGCTCAGCTTCACCGTCATGACCGCGCCGTTAGTACCGCTTGCACCTCTGACCACTACAGTGACATCGTCAGCACCAGCAGCCAAAGCAGCATCAGGCAAGTCCAATCTGTAGACCCCCGGCATGTTGGTAGCGTCAACCTCTGCAAAGCCACCAGCAGTCCACGCCTGAGCGATTGTACGGGCTACTAGAGGGATGCTTACAGATGCAGTGCGTGTACGGTTGTAGCGGGCTGATAGACCGCTTGTAGAGGCTGTAAGACCTGTAGCACCGAGGTAGAGCTCGATGCTTTGTGAGGTTGAGCCGGGAGCGATTGTGATGGTTGAGGCATTGCGCTCTGTCGGATTGTAGAAGCCGATACCGTTGAGTGACCTATATGCAATAGCACCAGATGTCGGTCTTGTGCCTGTCCACGTCACACCATAAATGTCAGACGTTGGTGCATTCGTTGAAATACCAAAATCAATGTTTGGACTACCTGCAAGGGCTGTATACATTTGCACGTAGTCATAACCCATTAGCAAGGCTTGACCATAATCAACTCCATCCCACGCTAATGTAGTTGTTGAGTTTGCTCCTGCTGCAACGTTTGTACGAGCCGAACCCGGCATTAAAATACGGTTGTAGTCTTCGGTGTAATTGCCAAGCGTTCCAGATGTTAATACACTAGCGCCCGAACTTCCGTTGATAAACAAGCAGTTTTGTACTGTTGCTGTATTTGGCGTATTACCCGGTACTCTAAAATGTGCGCCCAGAGCATAACCGCTAAACGTGCAGTTGAAAACTCGTGCGTCAGCATTTGAAACAGTGGCAACGATGTATGCGCCGAATGTGTTTGTTATAAACAAACAGTCATTGACATTCGTACCTTGCGATGCGACACGCTCGTTTATCCAAAAGCCTGTATTGTTCGATGAGTTACCGGGAGAAATGACAATATTACGCCGAAAGATATTACGGGTTGTTGCTCCTGTTGCATTACCAATTTGGACAACACCTGCTGCCTCATTTATGCTATAGAAAAGACACTTTTCAATCAATAAGTTATTACACTCGTCAAGAGAAACTGCACCATCAAAATAGATATTTGAGATATTTAGAAATGGTTTGGATGTGCCAGTTAACGCTTTTCCACTCAAAGCAGATGTATCACTTACTCTCGATGATAAACGCACAGAACCAGCAGGAATACCACTAAACTGCGAACCTGTTACATCACCAATAATGTAGGTCGCTGCGCTGAATGCGGATGCATTGATGACAACGTTTCCACGATAAACACCGGGCGCAATGTATAGCGTGTCACCTGACCCGATACCTGTTGCACCTAATGCTTTTGTGATGGTCAGCCACGCCTGATTGGTCGCTGGACCTAAACCAGTATTTGCGTCATTGCCATCTGTACGAACGTAATATGTCGCCATTATTCAGCTGTTCCTGCCACGATCTGTTGAGCCATAATCACAGCAAATTGATTGACAATACCTGATTGAAAGTCCTCATCTTGTTGAACCCACCAGATATTGACAGAGGTTCCATCAGGTCCAAATGTGCCGATGATATTGCCGTTGTCATCTTCGATGTCACCAAAGACGAGCCAATCGGTAGACGGTGCTGGTTCCTTTTCAATGTGGAAGTTTTGCAGATTCATTTGCCCACCTTCAAGCTGTTCGCCTCAACACCCTTGAAAGGCATCGTCAGGAACGCCAGCACAGAACTCACCGCAGCGCTGACACCAGCCGCTACCGCCTTGCTTCCGTACAGTGCCATTACTGCGCCGAGCTCGGCAACATCCTTGGCTTCAGCAGTGCGTACACCATCGCCAAATACCGTTGTGAAGGAAGCCACGAAAGCCACGATCACAACAACCATGAGTCTCTTGATACTGATGTTGTTCATTGCCTTGCCTCCAGTGCTGCTACTCGCTCGCTTAGTCTTGCTATCGCCTTCTTGATTACTACTAAATCCGCCTCGGTCTGCTTGGCATCGTGAACCAGAATACGGATGTCACTCTTGATATCCCAGAGCATCTTATATAGCCCACTGATACTTGCAATCAAAGGAATACCTATCACCGCTCCAAGTTGCATCCATTCTGCCATCATGCCACCCGCTCCACTAGTCCGACATGTTGAACCAGCAGATCGGTTTGCCCAAAGTCTGTCCCAACAACGTCATAGTATTTTGATTCATCACCAACAATGTAAACACGGTCGTGAGCCATGACATCAGCCGATACAGGAAGAGTTACATTCCAGCCTGCTGATGGCTGGATAGCACCGCCTACAATGCTTTCGGTGTCTGATTGGTTTGACAGCCTGCCCTTGTAATCAGCAACCTTGCGCCACGTCTCAGTAACACCGCCACGCCCATCTTCTGTGAGTGTGAAGCGATGCACCTCAATAGGTGTCTGGCATAAGTTACGAACCAAGCCAGCCTGTAGCGTTGCACGGAGAATAGGACTCATGCGAACACCACCGGACGATATCGTTCAGCCATCTCGATGCAGTGCGCTTTTAGTTGGCTTAGCTTGACATCTGATGTGCCTTCTTTGGCATCAATATCAGAAGCACATCTAGAGGCTTTGATGAACCATGCTTGCCGGGTCGCAGTTCGGACATCGTAGCGTTCAACGTTTGCAGGTCCCATATCAACCCACATTAGCACAGGGTCACTGGTGCCATCTAGGACGCTCCAGCCCTTCCACTGTCCACCGGGATACTCTGCCCATTCCGGTTCTGTGGTTGCCGTAGTACCGGCTACACGGCACTCATAGACCCTGCCATTAGGAGTAGTAGGGACTACACGATCACCAACAGCATAAGCCGTGCTGGATGTCCATGTACTGAACCGTGAATAGGAATCAAGGATAGATCCTATCTCGGTTGTGGACAGTTGCGGGTAGGACTGGGCATCGACAAACAAGGATACCTGTGCTATCGCTTCGGCTCGTGTCATCATGTCCTAAGTATCCCACACGAGCATCAGCGTAAGACTAACGCAGTAGACAAAGAGAAAGCCCCCGGCAGTGATGCCGAGGGCTTTGTAGCGAGTCTGCTAGGATTATGTAGCAGAGGATGCACCAACGATGAGCGAGCCTGGGACTCGCGCGGATGCTGTAGCATTGACGTTTCCAATGTCAAATGCATTGAAAGCGTAACGCTCAGTTGCCTTGAATGCGAGCGCATCTTCCTTGAAGTACTGTTGATCCGATACCTCAATGGTAACCGAGCGACGGTCACCGAATGCAGTACCAACCGACAGGTCACCAAGCAGGATGTAAGGCGTAGAAGCTGCGAGGGTCTTCTGCATATTCTGAACGAATACAACATCATAACCAAAGAGCTTAGGCTGTGCGCCGAATGCCTGCTGGAGGTCAAGGATAGCGTTTCCACTGAGTGCGTTGAGCAGAGGAGCGATGGCGTTGTACCAAATCTCCTTGTGCATATACCACTTAGCGTTAGCCGCGTAGGTTGGCAACCGTCCGACCATCGCAGAAAGGTTGGTCAACGTTGGAGCATAAGTGATTGTCTGCCCGGTCGTGAACTGCACCAACGATGCGATGTTTGCCTTCGTTGCGTTGGCATTGTAGACAGCCCAGAGACAACCATCAATGGATGTGGTTGCATCGGTAGCGTTGTTAAAAACAACACGGTCTTCTTCCTTAGCCAAGACATAAGCCATGTCACGGGCAAGGGATGCACCAAAGTCGATGATGCTGTCTTCTGCGAGTTCCTTGGAAACCTGCGTAAGAACGGCTGCCTTCTTTGCTGTCAAGCTAACCTGTGCAAAGGTCATATCCGACAATGTGATTGCCGTATTCTCACCCGGGTAGTAAACAGTGGTGGATGCAGTAGCGTTTGGTACACGGAGCGTATCGCTGGACATCGGATAGATGCGGCAGTTCTGACGTGCAATACCAAATTGCTCACGCAAGTAGATAAGGTCGCTCGACAATGGATCTGGGACGGTGTAGCCACCAGCACTGTCTGTGCCTTCATTAGCCTTGATGTGGTTCTTGACCCAATCAGCAGCCTTGCGGTTGCCCATGATGGAACGAGCCCACTGACCCCACTGGTATGCCTTGTAGTTGCGCTCTTCAGCGGTGTCACCGGGGAGAAGGTCTGTGATGCGCTTTGATACGCCACCAGATTTCCATGGCTTGTCTTCTACAGGAGCGGAAGCAACAGGAGCGGTAACACCAAGAGACTTGATTGTCTCGATGCGCTCTTCGATATTCTTTGCCTCAGCCATCAGGGACTTGACTTGTGCAAGGTCACCATCACCGGCTGCGAGTTCACGAGCGGAAGCGAGAAAACCTTCACGCTTGGCTTGTAGTTGTTCGATATTCATAGTTGTGTTAGCAACTCCAAACGGGCAAGCAGTTCAGCTCGCTCGTTTACATCAGTGGCTTTCGCCTCGACTACGAGATCCGGTTGCGTCTCTGGCTGGTCTGCGTCCCGCAGTGAATCCCAGACAACAGGTGCAAGGCGCTTTGCGCTTGACCGGGAAAGACCGACTGCATCCCGCAGCCGACGTTCGACAGCCCGCAAGGATGCAGGCTGCACGCTCTTCATGCCGTGCATGGCATAGAGAGCCTTTGCACGTTTTGCAAATTCATCAATAATGGCATCTGCCATGCTCTGATCGGTTACCATCTCGATAGCCCCGCAGAGCGCATCGTAGTAGGCTTCCAGCCCTTCGTGTACCATCTCGCTCTCGGACTCATCAAAGACCGATACTGCGTATTCTTCCGGGGATTGCTCAGGCATAGGAGCCATTACCATCTCTTCTTCTTCCATCGGCTCCATGCTGTACATCTCCTCTAGGCTCTTGACACTGTTGCGGTATTCGGCAGGTGTAGGCGTGATACTTGCCTCAGCAATACACCAGCGGGTAATCTCGCTTGCCTTGCCTACGCTTTTACGCTCGACCATATGACCCGCAGCACCAGAAGAGTAACCCATCTTGCCTTGCTTGCAAAGTTTGGCAATCATCTCACCGTAGGAGTCTGCCATGTCTAGCTGTGCTTCATACCAGAGCCCGGTTTCATCCATCTTGACATAGCCAGTACCGATGGACTTCTTGCCAATCATCTTGTCCATGCCGTGGTGATAGTAGACGTTTAGAGGGACACGCTCACCGGCTTTGATGGGGAATCCAAAGTCTGTCTGAGGTGTGAAGTAATCACCCTCTAGATCGGTTGCATCAGGAGAGCCAAAGCGCACAAGGTAGCCTTTGACGCTTCCAAGGCGGTCACTCTTTATCGCATCACTGTAGACGGTTAGCAGGTCCATGTGCTAAGTATCCCACACACCCTATACGAGGCTACGTAGTGGCACTACACGGGTTGTAGGGCCCCAGTCTTGGTTCTGCTCCACCTGCACAAAACTATCAAGCGGTTTGCCATCCATGTACATCTGATACCGAGTAGGCCCCATGATGGCCAACTTGTCAGTATCAGACAATCCAGCAAGGATGCGATCAGGTGTGGCTACCGCTGGGCGCGTGTCAGGTATAGACGAATCCCCGGTAATTTCTGCCCATGACAACGTTTCAGGAATCATCACGCACCGGCAGTTAGGATGGCTTGGCATGATTTCATCTGTCTTGTGTAGAGTGCCTGACAAAGCCAGACAGGCTAAACACACTCGGCTATCTTGGGTAGCCTGACGTCGGTAACCCTGCACTGCAATGTTCTGCGTATAGAGTTGCCGTTGCGCTTCTCTGGCGCTTCGTATCATCTCAGTACGTGCTATCGTCTCTGCACGGCTTCTGCCGATATCAGCTGCTTTGCGTACACGCCGTGCTACAGTTCGTGGACCTTCACCCAGCGAGATACCCTGTACAAGAGCCATCTGCATAGCATCTGTGGTTACCTGCGGAATGGTTGCAAATAACTGATCCAAAGGGCTTCCATCACCCGAAAAACCGACAAAGGCTTGCAGGGATTCATCTGGCAGTTGTGTCCATGAACTTCCGAGTGTAACGCCAGCCGGTTTACGACCAGCCGCCGTTTCAACCATGCCGACGCTCGCCTCATTCGCAAGGATTGCCGATTCGAGTTGTCCATCAGCCGTAATGGTTGCCCCCTCGATTGAAAACTTTTTTAGGTTCTTCCCCAGTTTCTCAATGTTGTCTATGATGCGCTGTCTCATCCAGAGGATGGTTTGTGATGGTTCTTCGCCGTTTGCTTCACGCTCGGCTATTCGTCCCTCTAGTGCTTCAAGCTCATCGATGCTGGCTTTGGTCGCTGCCTTATATGCACGTTGCATACGGCTGATGGCTACACCTTCACGCTCCAGCAGGTCGTTGCGAAACTTCTGCGATGCTTCATAGATCCGTGCAGTGCCGTCGTTTACTCGCTTGAGATGTAGTCCATCTCGTACCCGTAAAAAGGGTGAGACTTGTACACTACCCCCGGAGTGCATACGTGGTCACCATCAAGGCTCTTGCCATCAGGCTGCATTGCGTCCCGCTTGGATGTTGACCAGCGATAACCAGCATCGCCGCCCCACAAGTCCCACGCTACACGACCGGGACTAGGGAAGCCATCTTCACCAGCGTTGAAGCCTTCAGCCTTCTTGTCTACTTCATGACGGGAAAAGAAAGAATACATCCGCAGTATCGTGTCTTCGGATAACTTCTCACCGTTTACGATTTGGTTAGCCCTTGCAAGGCCTACCCGTGTTCCACCATCAAAGCCTTCCGCTTTCCAATCAAGTGCCCGTTGTGCTGCTGTCCGCATTGCTTCGGTTGGTCTAAACTTGACATCGTAAGACCGAACGGCTGCACCTTCAAAGCCACCACCGCTTTGTACCGGTATTGCCGTTGGGTGTAGTTGTCCTTCGTCTTCTGGCACGGCTTCAAGACCAGCGATGCGCTTGGCTTCCGCACGATCAATGATTCCAGCCTTGTACAGCTTCTCCGCTCTGTCGGCTTCAGCCTGCATGTCGTCAGCAAGCGCCCTAACGGTTTCAAGGTCGTACATGACATAATCGCCCTGCTGTGTTTCAGGGTATTCCGGCAGGAGGTCAGCGGTGATAGCGTCCGCAAGGGTACGCAGGAGTGGCACCATGCCGTCTTCCCATGCTGCTTGCTGGGCTCTCTCGTAATTGCTGTAGGTAGACCGCTCAAGCCCTGAACCAAGCCCTAGCACCATCGGGTTGATGCCAAGGGCTGAACAGATGCGCTCCTCCGGTACACGCCGTACAGAGTCTAGAGCAAGCTCTGATGGCGTAAGGCTTACGCGGTCCATCTTGTAGGCACCGGTCATAACCACGATACCGCCGGAACCATCCCCGGTTAGGTCTTCATGCAGTTGGCGCTTGACCTGCCGAGCATCGTCCATAGACATGTCTACGGTTGTCTCTTTGGCATCAGGCCCAACGATAAGCGATGGCATAGCACCGTTTGCAAGCAATCCATAAGCGGTAGTGCTTGCGGTGTTGTCGGTTGCAATCTCTCGCAGTACAGCTGCAAGAGGCGCACGGCCTAAGCGGATATCGCTAGGGTCTCTGCCGTACCGGATGTGGATCATGTCAGAAACCGGGATGTCAAAAGAGCGACCGTTAGTAGTGTAGACGTAGTGTGTTAGCGGGTTGACACCATTGCCTACAGGTCTAACCATGTCTTGTGGTAGGAACTGCAAGGCAGTAACCACACCACGGGTAGTAGAGCGAATCTTACGAAGATATGTGTTACCGAATAACTTGAAATCTTGAATGACCCAACCCCAGAACAACGAACCCATAATCATCGGATCCGGTTGCGCCATGAGCTGAAGAACCGGGTGGTCTTCTACCGGCTCTGCCTGCTGGCTGTCTACCGGGCGATAGTACTTCGGCGTGGCCTGTGGGTAGTTACGAACGTACCAATCAATCGCTGATGCCACAACACCGTTTAGGCCTAGGTCACCGGCTACACGCGACCAGTCCTTGGTACTTCCAGGGAGTGCCCGGCGCAGGAGTGTTTGCAGCTGGCCAGAGCCGTAACCGGTTAGGTAGATGTCTCTAGACTGAGACAACGGCAACGGCAATGCTTGTGTAGGATTAGCGGCGGCCTTACGCCCAAGGAAGCGGTCAAAGATACCCATGGCTTCAGTATCCCACAGGACTAGACGGCTCCCCATGAACGCTTTGACCCGCACACCTGCCAAGCGTAAGCCAGAGCATCAACCACGTCATCATGCCGACCAACCGGGAATGAAAGCAGTTCATCCTCAAAGTACGCCGGGAGCCCTTGGCAATGCATAACCTGTGATTGCTCGTAGCGGGCTTCTAGAGGCGCAAAGCGGGTCACTTTGTCACGGTCTGGGCG